TGTAAAACATCAATCTCTTCCTGGATCAACTCCAGCGTCTAGAGCTGCTAAAGCTAAAGCAGTAAATGCACTTTATGAAAATTTAACTCCAGAACAAAGAGCTTTAAAACTTACTCGTATAGTAGTAACTCCTAATGATCCTCTTATGACTGCATATCCAGGACTTATTTTTACTGTAGGTGCTTCAGGAGTAAATAACGGAGAAATGGTTAAGAAATTTGTTCCATTTAATAATGAAGAAGGTTGGCATGTTCCTCAGATTATTCTTAATCAAATTGAACATGCTGAAATGCAAAAGTTTAAAACAGTTACTCGAGCTGATGGTGAAAAAGTTCTAGAACCGTATATAACTAAAAAATTTAATGTAAGAATTTTACCTGAATTAAGTATTGAAGAATTAGAAAAATTAGCTGCGTCTCAACAAGCTGCAGGATTTGGTGTAGGAGTAGATAACTAATGACAATTACTATTGCTAATCTAACTGCTAGTGTTACTACAAGTTCAGATAATGTAGTAACAGGTACTGGTGTATTTGATGACATGATGGAAACTGTCAATGCTCATATGGCTGCTCAGTTTAATTTAGGTCGAATTACTGGTAGTGATTACGCAACAGTGTATTTAACAGCAATGCAGGCTACTGTACAGCAAGCAGTAGCCTTTACAATAGGCATGCAAAAAGGTAATGCTGAAGAATCTTTATTATTTCAAAAAGAAGTTACTGAGTTTGCACAAACAGATAAAGCTACTAAAGTTGCTCCTAGCACTACTAGTGTAATGGGCAGAGCTGCTGTTTTATCTGGAGAACAAGCTAAAGGTTTTAAATGGAATGCAGATCAAAAATACCTTAAAACACTTTTAGATGCTTGGGCAATTAATATTTCTACAGCAGGAGTAGCTTCTACACAAGTAACTGCTATTAATGCAACGGGCACAGGTAATATTAATACCCAAATAACTAACGCCGAACCTACCGGATAGGAGGCGTTTAATGGCCTTTGTTGCTAGTGTTTTCACAGCTCTTATAAATGTTATTGTATCAATAGTTGACGCAGTTGTAGCCATAGTAGAAATGATTGTGCAGCTTATCATGATACTTCTTGGCTGGGATAGCGGAAGCAGTCAAACAATCGAGTATTACGAAGTACACAATATTCCTCTTTTTGATAATGTAGATAAAAAAAATCCTCTCCTGCAGTCAGTTATTCAAAGTATCCTTGAAGATAAAGATATTGCTACTAGTTTAATTTATAATCTTACGTTTCGAAGTCTTAAAGGAAATGTAAGAGAATTTATGAAGTTTATTGAAGACGGGAACTATTTTGAAAATTTTCCTACAGTAGAATCATATATTTTAACAATAGATTATACTGAATTAACAGCTGCACTAAGTACTCTTAATGGAGTTCCTTGTACACCCGAAGGTTCTTATTTAAAAGCGTTATCGAAATCTGATTGGGTTAAATATTGGCTTCAAGAAAATAAAGGGTACAACGTAGGAACTAATACTTTAGGAGATGGATATGCAACAACTAGTACTAGTCCACCTACCCCTATTGGAGATACAGTTCAGGTAATTCCATCAACTAATCATTACGATATTAATATAACTAGTACAATAGGTACAGAAGATGGAGTAACAGTAGATCAAAGATGGCAAGTTAATCTTACTACTATTTTTTATAATTCAGGTGCTGATACTTATACTATTCAAGCGTATGATGCGGCGAATACAACTATAACTCTTCCTTATACAGCACCTACTAAACCAACTCAATTACATTACGTTTCTACATACTATAGAGACAGTGTTCCTTCCAGAATTTACTTATTTCTATATAAAGTGGGAACTGGAGTTTATACTGACTTAGATACAGTAGAGGCACCTATTGATCAAGATGGTACTTCTATTGAAGCACTTCCTGCTGTTCCATTGCGTATAAGTAATGCTAATTACACTACATTTGGTGCAACTAAAAAGACTCAAATTGAAGACTTATTAGATATAATTCATTTAGATGCTGAAGAAGTACTAAATGCTGTTTTAACTGATCCAGGAGTAGCTAGCAATTTAGGAGATGTAGATAACATTTATGTAAATTTTGGTGTGCGAATGTGGGATACCTCTCAAGCAGGAATGTCATATTTATTTAGTATGTTTGAGAATTTATACCCTTCACAAGGAGTTACACAAGGTACTTATAACAATACTGCAACAGGAGATGACAAACCGCAAAATAATATAATAACTACAACAGATGATAATAAATTAGCATTTCAATGGTCTTATATTACATTTACGCATACGACTTTAACTGATATTAACGCAGATAGTGGTAGTACAGAAAATGGAATATACTATTCCAATATGTCTAAATTTGATAGTAATAACATTCTAGCTTATCAATACTATGTTTCTTCAGGTAAAGGTACTTATAATGTTGGGTATAAAGCTAGTACATTAGCGGAAGTAGCTGCTTTTTTAGCTGGTAATGGTACGATTAATCCAGGTACTACTAGTGCAGAAGCTGCTAATTGGTTACAAGTAACTGAAAGAATGTCTTATAATAACCCCTCTCCTGCCTTATTAGAATCAGATGACTCTGCTGCTACTTTAAAGTATTTAACGCCTGATTTAGTGTATGAAAATAATGGTTCAGGTGTATTAAGATTATTACAACAAGCATCGCCAGAAACAACTATCGGGCAATCAATTACTTATTATTGTGTTAAACCTTCAGGATTAGACGCTTATACTGTAGTTTCTCCAATTGCTTCTATGAGAGTTATTGATGGGGCTAGTGGACGTTTTAATGTGGTTAAATTTAATCTGGGGAATAAAGCAGATTTAATGGCTCCATTTGTTCATAATTTTATTAAAGATTTATCTAATACTAAAGTTAGTCAATTATTTTTAGCAGGAGCGCATGTTTCAATATATATAGCTCATTATGAGGTTATTGAACAAGCTGGTATGAGCTTTCTTGAAGCTCTTGTAATGATCATTGTTATTATTGTTGTTGTAGTAATTATAGTTATGACAGCAGGAGCCGCAGGACCTGTATTAGGTCCTATTTTAGGTGCTATAGGAGCTGGAGCATTTGCGACAGCATGGACTCTTTTCCTAGCAGCTTTACCTCAGCTGCTTATGAAAATGGCTATCCAAATGCTTATTAAAATAATCATTACAGAAATAGCTGGTGATAATGAAATGTTAGCTATGATATTAAATATAGTTGCTATGGCAGCTATGGCTTCATGGGAAGGGGGCGCTTCGTACGGACCATCAGCACCTGGTACAGTGCAACCTGGAACTTTTAGTGATCTTTCAGGAGGTACTGCTATAGGATCAGATTTAGGAGCTAGTATAGAATTTACTGCTGCTCCTTCAAGCTTTCATTTCACTAATATGACAAGCTTTAGTAGTCTTACTGCAATGGATTTTGCTTCTATAGCTTTCGATGTAGTTACTGGTTTAAATACAATTGCTTTGCACAAAACAGAGGATTCAGGAAGAAAACTATTAGAAGAAAAACAAGAATTTACAGCGTTTCAAGATAAATCAGAAAAAGAGCTAGCTGGGTTACAACTGTTAATGCCAGGTGACTCAACATTTAGTCCTGAATTTCTTACTAAAGTTCTTAGAACATCTAATAAAGGAGGAGCTTTAGGAGGAGATAAGTACTTTGCTTTATGGGATGCTCAGTATGAAGTTCCTTATACAAGTTGGGCATTTAGTGAAACTATTAATACCAAAGTATCTGTAGATGCACGATTTGTATAGAAGTAGACAATTAGGGTAAATCATAGTAATATTTAACTAATGGTAAAGTAACAAGGAGATAGATATGGCTAAATCCAGTTATGGTGATTGGAGCGATCAAGAAAGAGGTAGATTTAATACTTACGGTAAAGAGGGGAATAAAAAAGCACAAAACTACATGTTAAATAATGGAACTGGTGGAAGTGTAGGATCTGGTGTTCCTTATCAAACTACAGGAGCTCGAAATTTTGGAGGAGCGTTTAATCCTAATTTTTCTGCACCTGCACCTAGTCCAATAGGTAAGTATAAAACGAGCGAAAATCCTTTTGGTGGACAGATTGCAATGCAACAAAATAAAGATTCAACTGATTATAATTCAATGGCTTTAAATCCTTATGAGAATATGTGGGGAGCAGGTGTATCTACTGGTTCAAGATTAGGAACAGTTGCAAAGCAAGAAAACGAAAAAGGGTTTTTTGATGGTATGGGTGGAAATATTAGAAAAGGAATTGATTCATTAGGAGCTAAAGATTACGGAGCATTAGCATTAGGTGCATGGAATGCATATACTGGGTATAAAACTGTGCAAAATGCAGAAAAGCAGCATGGATTAGCTAGAGAAGCTTTTAGTTTTCAAAAAGCTGCATATAATGAAGATTTAGCTGGCAGAAAATTAGCGTACAACACTAATGCTGATAATGTAAATGCATGGAAACAAGCCCAAGGTCGTACCGATTTAAATAAATTAATGGTTTAATTTAGGGGAATAACTATGGTTGCAACATGGAAAACTCAA